TTTGCGCCTAGAAGATAACGTGGGGTTGATCGAGGCCGCCCGTCAGTGTAAAAACGTCTTTACATGCTTCATATTCACACCCGAGCAGGTGGGTTCCCACAACCCCTACAAATCGCTGCCTGCGATCCAGTTTATGATGGAGAGTTTGAAAGAGCTGGCGGAGAACCTGGAAAAACGGGGGGGTAAATTGGCCCTTTTTTACGGTAAAAACAGCCAGGTTCTCCAAGAAATAATAAAAAAAGTGGACATTCAATGCGTGTTGTTTAACCGGGATTACACGCCTTATGCGATCCAGCGCGACCAAGAATTGGAGAACCTGTGTCATAAAAACAACGTGGCGTGCCAGATGTACGAGGATTACTATTTGTATACTCCCGGCGACGTCGTGAACGGCAGCGGGAATGCCTACCATAAATTCACCCCCTTTTATCAACAGGTTCTCCAGATGGACGTAAAACCTCCCCGGAAAATGCCTACGGTCCATTTCCTGGGATTACCGCGTAACGTGGCCCATGGTATTATGTTACCAGAAGCCCGCCACCGTTTTCTGAATAACGTGGAAATCGGAGAACCCCTGGTTCACGGGGGGAGAACCGCGGGTATAAAACAGCTGAATACGACGAAAACCACCCAAAAACACTATGAAAATACCCGCAACGAGTTGCGCAAAGAAACGAGTTTACTGTCCGCCTATTTGAAATTCGGCTGTATTTCTGTTCGGGAGGTGTACAGTTTTTTTGTCAGGCACTTTGGAAAACGCAGTGAAATACTGCGGCAGCTTATTTGGCGTGATTTTTACGCCCATGCGCTCTATGCTTATCCCGAAGGGATCAATTACCGTAAAAACAATCCCAAAGGTATTCGGTGGAGTAAGAACCGGGTATATTTCGAAAAATGGTGCCGCGGCGAAACGGGGTTCCCCGTCGTAGATGCCTGTATGCGACAACTGAATACGACGGGATGGATGCATAACCGGGGACGACTCATCGTGTCCTGTTTTTTAGTGAAAACGCTGCTCATCGACTGGCGCTGGGGAGAAATGTATTTCGCAAAAAAACTGGTGGATTATGATGTGGCGTCCAACAACGGAAACTGGCAGTGGATCGCGGGAACCGGGGTGGACTCGATGCCCTATTTTAGAACATTTAATCCCTGGATTCAGTCAAAAACCCACGATCCAGACGGCGCGTTTATACGGAAATGGGTACCCGAACTACACTCGGTAAATATCGCCGACGTTCATCAATGGGATAGTTCCCATAAAACATACCCCAAGATAGATTACCCCAAACCCATTGTAGTATTCGGAGAACAACGCGAAAAATCGCTGGAAATGTACAGAACCGCCATGAAATAAACCTTGGGGTCTCCACCCCCCCCTCATACTCGAACACACCAAAAAATGTGCGTATAATATATAATGAGCAAGTGGACGGATTTTGTGAAGAAGCATTACGTGGAAATGAAGAAAACCATGAAGAATGCGAAGTTGGGCGACGCGATGAAGAAGGCCGCGGCCGCGTGGAAGAACCGCGGTACGGCATCTGCCAAGAAAATGGGTAAACGCAAGACCATGCGCAAGACGAAGCGCAAATCCATGCGCAAGAGACGCGGAGGTGATGCCGTCACTGGGATGGAATCACCGGAGGCCGAGTTATTGGAGAAACCCGAAATGTAAATCCAATGTAAATCCAATATAATTTTGTTATTTTAACAAAATCATATAGAACGTAATGTGTGTTTACATACATAATTTAGCATGATCGCGGCGATTTTATTGTGGTTGTGTGGGTTGGCAATGAATGACGCATTTACGGGTAAAATTCCCAGTTTTCCGAAGAAAGATTACAGTCATTTAGACAAAAATAATCTGGAAAAATTGGAGAAACTGTTTTACCTGAAAAACAGCAGATATTCGCCCTACAAAAACAAATACACGAATCGCCCCTTTATGAATGTGACGGAGCTCTTGGAAAATATTAATAATGAATTTATGCGGCAGTATGAAGATCAGACGCTCAAGGACGCCATAGATGTACAGGGATGGGGCCTCAAAGAGGCAAAGGAGTCACAACCGGATGCGGCACGGGCGGAAAAGGGTACCGGAAACCTAGACATTGATATGGAGGTGTTTGAGGAGTTCAAACGTCAACTGGATACGTTGGACCGCATGGAGCGCAACGAAGAATCCGAAGGACACCACGAGAATAAACAGTCGGAATTCGGATTTATTGATCAAATGGGCGTGTTTCGCTACAAAAACCCCCGCATGTTCAGCATACCCTCACGGGGGAACGGGGCACCTCAAGGAATGGGTCGGAAAGACGCCGACGAATTCGGCGGAGACGGCAATTTCCAAATCATCAAGCAATCGTCGTACACGTTTGATGATGTAGGCGGGTACGATAAAATTAAAAAGGAGCTCCTTCAAACGGCCGATATCCTGATGAATTACGAAAAGTACCGCAAGTACAATGTGCGTACCCCCAAGGGCATCATTTTCGAGGGTCCTCCCGGCAACGGTAAAACCCTGATGGCCAAAGGGTTCAGCGGGGAACTCAATGTGTCGTTTATTCCGGTATCGGGTAGCGAATTTTCCGAGAAATATGTGGGGGTAGGCGCCGCGCGTGTGCGCGAGTTGTTCAAACTGGCCGAAGAAAACAAGCCGTGTATTATTTTCATCGACGAGATTGATGCGTTGGCCCGCAAACGTGGTAACGACATGGTGAGTTCCAATTCAGAGAAGGATCAGACACTGAACCAGCTGTTGATCAATCTGGACGGGTTCAAGCATTCCAACGGTATCTTTGTGATTGGTGCGACCAACCGTATGGATCTCTTGGACCCGGCGCTCGTGCGACCCGGTCGCATGGACAAAAATATTTTCATTGGTAATCCAGACACGGAAACCCGCCGGGCCATCATCCACATTCATTTGAACGGAAAACCCATTTCTCGGCACGTTTCGCTGGATTCGTTGGTGGAGATGACCGGGGGGTTTTCGGGAGCGCAAATCGAGAATTTGTTGAATGAGGCCATGTTGTGTGCTTTGCGCGAAAACCGTGAAATGATTACCATGGACGATCTGGAGTATATTGCCAACCGTATTTTGGCAGGGTGGCAATCCACCGAATCCAAATACACGGACGACATTATTCAGCGCATTGTGATTCACGAGATGGGACACGCTGTGGTCGGATTTTTTTCCGAAGCCCATCCCCGTTTGACCAAGATTGCGTTGAATTTGTGGTCGCCCAAAACTCCGGGGTACACTATTTTCGAGAGTAACGACGAAAACATCAATATTTACACCAAAGAGGGATTGTTTTCCCATCTGATGGTGCTGTTGGGCGGACGTATCGCAGAGGAGTTGTTTTTCGGATATTCGGTTACTACGGGCGCCCGCAAGGACTTGGACGAAGCGTACAAGTTGGCGCAAAATATGATTATACAGTACGGTATGGGGAAACAAAACATTTACCCCGATTTGAGCGATCAATCCAAGTTTTTGATTGATCAAGAAGTTAATTATTTGTTGGTCAAGGCCAACGATGCCGCCCTGGAGATTTTGGTGAAATCCAAGGATTTCATTGTGGAATGTTCGCAACTGTTGAAGAAAAATCATGTTCTGAAGCCCGAAGAGATGGTGGACATAGTACGCACGCGTCATTTGGAATTATGGAAGGAGTATAATGTCACACGATTCCTGTCATAATTACCAATCGTACTTGAAAAATTGATTTTGTGCGTGTAAATTATAAAAGTAGGGCAACCAACACCATGTGGGAATTACAAGACAATGCTAGTGTTCCTGAAGTCCAAAATTGGTTGAAGGATTCGGTGTTGTTAGATATGGAACATGCGCATAAAAAAATCGCCAAAGATGTGCCCAAAATTCTGTCTTTATTGTCTATGTGGTGGTGTCTCAGTAGTTTGTATGCGATTGGTCCCCGGCGTATTCTAAGATATATTCAAAACACCGCACATGTTGTTTTGAATTTGGTAATTACCCTCCTGTTAGTCAAGGTAATTTTGTGGATTTTCGGTGTAAATGTAGTAAACTAAGCAGAGTTTCTTTTTTGTCGCATCATATTAAATGTCCATGATCGGCACATTAAATGTCCAAGGAAATGACGTTGCGATCCGACCGGGGCTTGCGGCGATTCGTCCGCTTGGGCATGGTAGAATTTTGTAAATCTTTCAGGCTCGAAATGCTAATCATGGAATCGTTCTCGTTGAATTCCTGGGTAGGTTCCTGGTGAATATCCACCGTTTTCGTTTTCAACCCCGACAAAATGTTGTCAATGTCCGTCATCTTGGGCCCCGACATTTCGGGACGCGGTTGACTGGCCATTTGTTGCTGGGTCGCCGACGGCTGGGACGGTTGTGGCGGGGGCATGGTAGTCTGCGACGGCGCATTCACGTTCTGGTAACCGCTGTTCATTTCTACTCCTCCCTCGCGGAACATGGCGCCGCGTCCCATGGCAATGTCGGGACGGTTACTGTAAGGCGCACCGTCTTGGGCGGTGAACTGCATGCCCGGCCGCGCGCTAGCAGGAGGTGCCGACTGGTTACGTGTCTCGACCGGTGCCGGGGGCGCCCCCGTCATGGGCCCAGGGCGGTTGTTATTCAACAGCTCACTCGCAAATGACATGCCCGGCGCCTGCTGTTTCATGGAATCCACCGTCGCATTGGTAAACATACGCATGAGCTCGGGACTCTGACGCATGATTTCACTCACACCCGGCGCGGCATTGGAGAGAGCCTTGTTGCTGAAATGAATGACACTCGCACTGAACCCCAACTTCAAGAGCAGTGCCAATTCAGGGCTCATCTTACCCCCCTTGTACTTCTCGTGGAGTTGCTCAAAAATATCGCTGTAACTGTCAATGTCCTCACTGACCGATTCGCCCCACCCATCCAAATTGATATCAAAGGGGTTGAACATGGAATTGCCGTACTCGATGGTGTTGATGGCAGTAATCATCCAATTTTGCTGTAGTTTCACGGCGTCGCGCTTGCGTTTGTCTTCCAACGCGCCCTCGTATTCGTCCTCCACTTCATCGTAATTCGAATCCATAGTGAAGCGCGACGACGTTTTGATGATCCCCTTTTCGTACCATTCTTCCAAATGGCGGATCATGGTACGTTTTTTTCTGCGCTTCTCGCGCTCGGACAAATGCGCAGACGAGGAGGAAGTCGTTCGTGGCGGAACGTCGCTCACCTTGCTGTAACCGTCCCACGTTTTGGTGTTGCCACTCATGGAATCCGCCGTCGCTTGCCCCACCCGCGAATCGGTGACATCGTCTTCCGTAATAATTTTCACGGATTCGTCCTTCTTTGCGCCGCCAAACCCGCCAAAGAAATTGGAAAACCCACCAAAGACTTTGCTTTCGCCTGTACCACTGCTACCGCCACCACCACTTTTTCCGGCGGCGGCGGCCGCGCTGTCCACTCCATCCGACAAGTTATTCAGCTCGTTCTCCAAATTGTCTAAATCCTTCATGTTGATCGTCGTAGCATGATTGGAACTGCGGTTTTTGTCGTTGATCAACAATTCAATACCGGACCCGAAATTGACCGTTCGTTGGGAGGAAGACGGCTCCCCGAAATCAATGTTGATTGGCTCCAAATTATCTAAGTTCAAGTCGATAGTTTCCATAATATTATTATAGTACTACAGTTTTTATTTTTAAGTTCTCCGCGACAACAATATTTATCCGTCCTTTTCCTTTTGTAGATACCACATTCCTTGAAGAAAACAATCGGCTAGATCATCCTTTTTGGGAGTATCGAGAACCGGTAACCAGGACCGAAATCCGGTGTATGTTTCCAACAATTGCCTGGCGTATAGGATGGAATCGGTCTTGTGCTGCCGGTACTTTTGCGAGGCCGTGGTGGTCTTGGTAGGGAGGGTTTTCCCGTCGAAATTCTTCAGTTTGTTCTTAGAAGAAATGAATTCCAACACAAAATCACGGTCCTGTTTCATGATAAAGTATTGGGCCAGTAATCCCTGAATGATGGACATGCGCGAAGCAATCGTGGATATTTGGTTCTCGATGAGAACATGTGTGACATCGTCCATGGCCGGTATAGCGTTAAACTTCTCTTTGATGTTCTGACCGATGGTAATGATACTACAGTCATCTGCGCGTTTTGTGGTATAGTTCAGGGGGACCAGACACCGGGTGGCGTAGTAAGCGACTATTTTGTCAATGAGGATGGCGCGTTTGTCCGACAAGGATATTTCGGGAATGGCGTCCTTGACAATGACGGTGTGTAATTCGCCCAATTTTAATTTTTTGATGTATTTCGGAGAACGTTCGCGGGTTGGCAGCAAAAACAGCGTATTTTCTTTGGCATGCTTGTCGCAAAAGCACTGGTCTGGTGACGTAAACTTGGCCTTTTTACCACACGTATTTTTGTTTTTCAACACGACCCCGCACGTTTTATTTATGGGTGGGGGCGCCCCAATCAAATCGACCACGTTCCAGTCCAAAATTTCGTAATTGTCGTCCTTTTCGATGAAAACACAATAGGCCATGTTTTTGATCCCTACATCAAAACTGACCACTTTCCGTGTAGAACCAGATAACATTGGGTATTTACCGACAAATATATTGTAGTTAACAACATATTTATTATGTCCTTACGCCTCGAATGATTATTTCGTGGTGGATTGAAACGCCTGGGTATTGAATTTTTGAACACTCTCACTGTGAGAAGTCATGTATTTACGGTATTGTTGGTTTGTGGTAATACCGTACGTGTGTAGGAGCGCCTGATTTTCTTCTCCCCCGGGTTGATACCACGGAGCAACGGTTTTGAAAAATGCGGCGGACTCATTCTCGTAGGTTAAATAATTGGGGGGTAAGAGAGAACTGTCGACGGTTTTATTGGGACGATACGTGGAAACTGACGGTTCAATGACAAAGGACATTGGCTTACTTATATAATTATGTAATATTTTACACCGATGAAGATTTACATCCGCACCTTTTGGGTGCGTTTTAATTCACGTTGCCTGTAGGAAAGGGTGTAACTGTTTTTTATCTTCAGGATAAGAGCTTGAGAATATCATTCTTCTTCAACTTGGAAGCGTCTTTTACTAAACCCTTGGATACTACCAATTGTTTCAGGACGTTCAGGTTCATTTTTTTGTAAGAATCCATTTCCTCAGACGTACGCTCTTCGATGACGGACGTGTTGCTCTCGCCCTCCAGTTCTGTTCGCGCTACCTCCAAAAGTGTGTCTGGTTCCTCATCCAAATGAAGGTCCTCGACATGATCGGTTTGATTGTTATCCGGTACATCGTCGTCTTCTATTTTAATTTTAACAAACGGCGGTTCAGCTACATCCTTGTCTTCATCCTCATCCTCATCCTCGTCCTCGTCCTCGTCCTCGTCCTCGTCCTCATCCTCGTCCTCATCCTCATCCTCATCCTCGTCATCCTCATCCTCAATATCGTCTGTAATATCCATAATGTCCCCCAAGTTGTTAACACCATTCTCTTCGCCTAAATCCAACTCTTGAATCTGAATATTCACGTTTTCCTCGTTGTCATCCATCTCATGATCCATCATGTGGAACGGGGAGAACATCGGATTTCCAGCAAATACGGGCTGTCGGTGCATTAAAACCGTAACATGTGACCGCAAATCGGAGGTTTCCTTGGCTAAACTCTGAATAATATCAAACAAGGTGTCGACCTTCTCCTCCGTTTTGGCGATGCGTTGCTTGAAGTGGTAAACCAGCAAGAGCAATAAAACAAACGTAATTCCTAAACTCAGAAAGAAAAATGTCTCCATGAAATTAAAGGCAGGCATAGTAGTTTATTACAATTCACAGATATTAAAAAGGTTTGTAATAAACGAATATGGGCACAAGGTTCTCATATTCGGCATGTAAGAAAGAAATATTTTACTATTATATAACCTAATATGGATAGTGGAACAACAAATATTTCATCAAATAATTCCATGTCCTATGAGTACAAAGATTTCCTCATATTATTATTGATCGTAATATTGGTTCTCTCGGTTTTAGGAATAAATATTTTCCTGGTGTTGGGAGTGATTATTCAATATATTGTATATTTTTTACAACCACTGTTTTCCCTTTTTGGGTATGCGTCGGGAAATATTATCAATACCACGTCCGATTTAGCCGCCAACGTCTCCCATTTCGGAATAGAGGTTGCGGATGGTACGGCGCATGATGTAGGTAATTTATTGTTGGGGGCGGTGGACAAACAAGATATACCGAAATTACCCCCGGCGGCGAAAACGTATCCGGCAGTGGTATTGGATGCGATTGGAAATGCGTTGAGTATGCACCCGACCCCGCAACCGAAACCCCAACCCACCATAATTTACGTTCCTACCCCCGCACCCGCGGTGGTCATACACGATAAAGTGTCCACTCCCGCACCCGCACCCGTCCATATGGCTGCTCCGGCACCTGCCCATATAGTTGCTCCCGTACCCGCGCCCGTCCGCCTGGCTACACCCTCACCAATTAAACCGCCCCCGAGTCCAGAAGCTGATACTGCCGCCAATCCCGTACAAAAACCGATATCTAGCAGCAAATCACAATGGTGTTTGGCGGGAGAATATGAGAAACGCAAGGGTTGCGTTGAAGTGGACGATGCGAACAAATGTATGTCGGGACAGGTGTTCCCCACACAACAAATGTGCTTGAATCCGACCTTGACCACGAATACTCCCCCGGTTAAAACCGGCTATTACACCCAATACGGGGTTTTATTCCCCCAAATATTATACCAACAATAATAACATAAAGCGGTAATTATTTGTAAGTATATCATTTTATGAGTAAAACGATATACGTGATATTACTGGAACAAAACAAGTATTTTGTGTATTCTACCGACACGGCCGAGTATTTCGACAACACCATGTTTGATTACGGAGAAAGCGTAGACCAACACGTCGATGAAGTGATCAAGATGGAGATTGAAAATTTATTCGAATTTCCAAGAATTTACCGGCCCGCACAAATTGTCGAAACGACTTGGGTAACCGATGTTCTCGAAATTGACAAGACGGTGAAAAAATACATGATGAGTTATGGTGTGGATAATGTAAGAGGGGGTAGTTATTTGTCACCGATGTTGCCCGATTACCAGTACCGGGCGTTGCAAACGGAATTGTCCGCAAAAGAAAACATTCAAAACGAGGAGAAGATGCGCCATTTTTTGTACAACACCATGTTATCACCGGAGCTGAAACATTTTTCCGTGTCGCGATTGAACGGAAGGCCGAGCAGAATCCGGTCCACGGAGCGTGCCGAACGGGATAACACGTCTCGTACAGCCCTCTTGGAGAAATACGCAACGTGGTGTGATAAAAAAGAAAAATTACACGCGAAACTAGACGATTTTCTTGTTGTTTCGTCGGGGAATACCGCAAACCATTATATCGTGAACAAAACCATCCTCAACAATTTTACCACTATTAAACAATATTTGAATGGTGAGGACAAACCGGGTGTCTCTTATGATGAAATCAAAAAGATCTACAATATCACCATGGTATATGTAAATCACTTCATTTATTTGATTAAAAAATACAGTCCGGAATTATTCACAAATCGGGTTTTTATTCCGCCGGTCATTCATCCGGTGTATGTCCATTTTCCCCATTTTTTATTGGACAGGGTGATTCTACATAAAAACAACACAGAAGTGGACCAGGCATTGGATTTGTGGTTGGGATTAGAAGGAATTTGTTTTTGGGCCTTGAATAATATCGACGAATTGGTGTTTGATTTGGAACAAATACCCGATAACATTGAATGGAAAAACGATGTTATCCAGTATTATGTGAAAAGCCAGACTGCCAGAAAATCAATGTGTTGAAGTCGCGAAGTTAAACGGCAAATAATTGCCAAATACCGACGGATTCTGCGGCGTAACCGTACAATTGTTTCCCGAAGTATCATACGCGGGGAAATTCATGTAGGAACCATAAGAAAAATTGGCGAGCCGGCTTTGGTTCGTGGCAGTAGTATTGTTATTTACCGTAAAAGTAAGCTTAAAATCGTAGACAAATCCGTATTCGGTACTCAGCGTAATTCCCGGAAAGTACAAGTTACCCATGAACTGACTACCACTGAAAGGCGCAATATTATTCTGTGTAACAAATGAACAGGAGATATCCATGAGAGGTGGGTGCGCCGTCCCTATAATCGTGGAATCGTAAGTACGCGTATAATAAGGTGTTGTTGTCGTGGAACCGTAAAAATAGACATTCAGTGTCGCACGTGAAATCGTAATATTACCCGTGGCCGGAACACCCGTACCCATCCCAGAAAAGTACATACCAATCGGTACATTTAAATTGAAGACATATTGGGGCTGTTCCACGTCCTGTACGGTAAGGGTAAACAACAACGTTTCCACCTTGTTTACGGCAACGAGCGATCCCGTGGTAAAATGGGGAACCCACAAGGTGGGCGGCGGCGTTTTGGTAAAGTCCGCATAAGCGTCTTGGTTTGTGGCATAGTTATACAGCGGCACAGTGGGATCATATTTGAGATAAACGAGCGGACCGGGTACATCGCACGACGAAGACGGGGTGAGCACATTGTAATTTTTCTGACAAATGATGGACGACTTGTTGGTCGCATTGACCAATTGTGAAAAACGCTGACTCTTGGTTAATTTCGATACCTGGGTAGTATTTTTGGTATACTGTAATATTTCGGCTTTCCTGCGCATATCCAGTTGTGGTTTCGTAAATTGCGGATAAAATGATTGAGGTGTGTACCTGGGCGGGGGAGGGAGTAAAGATAGAAACCGCTGTCTTTGCGCAACAACGGCACATATATTATTTTGGTCATTAGTTGACATGTATCTATATATCCTGTAGATACATATCTTTGGATTATTTTCTCGTAGTGGAGGAAATTTATGCGCTAGTATACCACATGCTGGACAAGTAGTTTTGTACGTAATTGGAACCCGTGTTGAATGTCAAATTTGGCCCTCTGGAAACAACATTGTTGATTTCAAACACATTGAGGGCGTGATTAAAGTATCTTAAACTCGATAGTTTACCGCTGAAACCATTATTATGGCAGACATATACGTCGTCGTAATTTTGTATAGGGACATTGTTGAATGCCGTGCGTTTCGCGATAACGCCGTTGATGTAGACGTCCATGATCTTGTTCTGTAAACGAATGATGATATTGACCCAACTCTTCATGGGAATATTATTCACATCCACGGTCTCAGAAATGGTCGTAATATCACTCGTGGGCGTAGCTGTGGCAGTATTCATGACCACATGTAGTTTACAGGTACTATTCTTATTCGCGTCAGTAAAACCTTTGATGTACACCCCCGGACCGTTGTTTACTAACATGATACCATTATTATCAAATTTATTATTACCACCCTTGGTGAAAACATGGTAATATCTGTCATCATTAATCGAATCTATAAATAACCAGGTTGACCAAGTGAATTCCATACCAGTGGATTGGTTGTTAGAGCGAACGATTTGTACGGAACCGGCTTTGGTGGGATCTTGCGAAATAACACGATTATCGTTACCTGCGATCATATTGGATATCAAGTAGGGATTAGAAGAAGGTTGTAACATATATGAAATCAATATACTACCGGCCTTCATCAAGATTAAAAATACAATCAACACTAAAATTAAAAATACGAATTTGGCAATGATACCGTTGGAAGCGGAAAAGGCCCCGGAGGCGTTTTCGGAAACATCTTCGGAAAAGTCTTGTACGGTTGAATTCACACTATCACGTACGTTGCTAAATCCTTCGGCGACTGCTTTGGTTCCTTCATTGATATTTTTGCCTAATTCACTTACATTATTAGAAATTTGCTGTGAAATATTATTTTCACTCATATTATGATTATATTATACTAATATATTATTATGGCATTTTATTATAGTATAATAAAATGCTATACCAAAGCTGCTATATAAGGATGGTGTCCTAAAATAATTTGAATTGGCTTGTAACCGCATTGTTCTTAGAAACCGTAACTTGCGCACTATAAGCACCGCCCAACGCTCCGGAAATACCATTGGAACCGTTACCACTCGTGTAGTAACTCCACACGGTGTTGGGGTCTACGGGGGTTGACCACCGTATAAATTTATTGACAACGGCATCATAACCGTTTCCGTAGAAGATATTGGATACTTTATCCGGACCGACTTGATTAATCTGTACGTTTTTCACCATTTTACCGTTCAAGTAGATATCCACCAAGGTATTATTCACATTCACCACAATGTATACCCACGTTTGAAGGGGGAAATTGTTGGTGACAAAAATGTGGTTCCCCGTTTTTTGTTTGAAATCACTGGACAAGAAATCGGGGTTCAAGGTGGTATCCGGGTTGGGTGCCGGTGTATAGAAAGGCGTTCCCGCGGCGCCAACCGCGCAATTAAGCACTCCCGTAGTTTTATCTAAATATAAAATAATGTCGCTATATCTGCTAAAAATTACCTTTGTCTTGGTCGTATCCCAGGTGTTCACATAAACCCAAAGTCCGTACGCGTATTTCGTCGATTCCGGGTTAGTCAACGTATTCGCCAAAATAGGTGGCGGAGGAGGCTGTGAGTTCAAGTTGAGCGACCCACTTGCCAAGGTATTCACTCCAGTAAAGAAGTAGACGTATATGTAGTAAACAACCACAAAAATCGCAATTACGGATACAATCGTAATTAGAATTCCGGTCCCACTCATACCTCCGGTAACTTTTGATGATCTTCCCATTATTATAATTCTATTATACTATTGCTCGATATTTTTTCAGGGGCGTACCGTATAACTTACGCAAATCGTTACACAGACAACGATGACGGGGTCCACGATGGAGATGTGACGGAACTGAGAACTGGCGGATTATGCGCAGAAAGCATTTTATACAACATGCGTATTTGGGAATCGGACAAGGGGTCGTTGTAGTACGTAATATTACAAATAGCTCCGTCCAAGCCATTTATATCTCCTATATTTATGGTGTCGGAGGAATCATACTTGGGATTCGGATGATCTGGACCGAATTTAAATATGCGGACCAGATTTCCGTTGATGTATAATTGTACGTCGGAACCACTGTAATTAAACACCAGATTGTTCCATTTTTGACCGGGTAATTCCAACAATAAACTGTTGGACTGGCCATGTGGATTCCGATCCGGATCAGAAAACCCCGAAAATGTTATCTGGTAAATGTCCTTCAATGTCTGATTGTTGGACGAATTCGAATACGATATTTGAGGTTTGACGCCATAGTTGTCCGAACCATAACTAAATATATTGTTGGTAAATGTACCGGAATTGTGTAACTGTTGATTTAAATACACCCACATGGAAAGAGTGTAATTTGTGTTACTGGTGGTCGTCGTCTCATTTGAAGTCAGGTTCGTAATTTTGATAATAGGCAACATTTCGGTAGTTAAAGTTTGAGGTGCCATTAAAAACGCGGAATTCGCCAATAAAGGTACCGAATTCGCGGTTACTCTCGCATTGATTATGTTGGGAATCGTCAAGTAACCGATGATCAATAATATTTCAATGATAAATAAAACAAACACGGTATTGGATGTCATGTTGTACTGCTTCAAAAAGAAATCTACAAAATCACTAAATAAGCACGGAATCAGGAATACCAGATCTAAAACAAACCCTATCATACCGGGCTGATTCCGTAAACGGTTGGCAAATAATTTGTAAGATAGAGCAAGTGCCACGACGGCAATTAGGAAGGTTATAATGATAAATACTTTATTCATGATGGACGTGTAGGCTTTACTGGAAGCCGAAGAAGTGTTGTTGTAATAAAACATTACTACAAACAGCAGTCCAATCGTTACAACCATTCCCGCCATAATCGTCTTACGGTTACGTTTATTATTGATTAAAATGATACATAGCAGAGCAAAAAAGAGCATAAATACGACCAGAAAAACATATTTACAGTCTTTTTTAAAATCGTCAATGTCTTGTGAATTCGCTCCTGATAATAAATCCGCGGAAGTAAACAAGTCTATGATATTATTAATTTTGAGGGTTTTTAACTTTGTAGCTAATTCGTAAATGAAAAAAATAAAGGTGATTAGAATTATCGTGATGACAATTAAAATGATCAAACATGGTGTGAGGTCGGGTGTTTTGAGAGCATTCACAATCTTACTCTTTGTGTTTTGGATAATATTTTCGTTGAATTCTCGGGCAAATGTCTGATAAACTGTTTCTTCTTTGGTATCTGACATGTATAACCTTGAATATTACAATATTATTTTACTATACAATACAATAATATTTTACGGGAACATACTGGAACCCGGGGTTACAAATTTTCAATGGCCGTCTTTTTCCCGTGACATTCGCGGCACAAAGCAACTAAATTATCAATGTGGTTGCTTCCACCGTTTTCTAAACGAACGGTGTGGTCGACCTCAAACCACGCCGACAATTGATTTTTACAATCCCCGCAGTGCCAATTTTGGCGAGCCGCGACAAATTTTTTCTTCGTCTCACTCACCGAGCGTTTTGTCGCTTTTTGTCCGGTGGCTTTGCCCGATTCAAACAGGCGATTCTTGTATTGGGGCTGGATATCGGCAGTACCACCCCGGACGGTACGCCCGCCGTCCCCATATGGCGAATTTGCCGAAAAATTGAGAAGAGGCGCCATGATGCCAGTGACATTTTTATCCACAGGTAAATATTTGATGTATTCGTTGGAATTATTCAAAATGGTGCGGGCATGTTCCGGGTTTTTCCTGAACAGCCAACAGAGGGCCAGTCCGATAAACGCCACCCCCGCCATTTTGTAATATTTTTTCCAAGAGAGTGCGAGTTTCAAATATTTTCCTTCGGTATACATGTTGGCAATAACCAGCCCGGTGATCAGCAGAATCACCAATTCAATTCTCATAAGATATACTATCTGTAGAAAACATAAATGAGAAGCAATAAACACACAATGATTCCCGCATAAATATAGTGCTTTCTACTGTGTATTGTATCGTGTATTTGTACAAATTTCGGTTTATATTGCTTAAAATATTGGTCGATTCCTTCGTACAACGTGATTTCTTCCTTTCCCAATAACAGGTTGTATTTATTATGGATGAAATGTACCCAGCGAATGAATGAATCACGGGTATCCAGGTAAGGCGAGACTGGATACTTGTCTAACAATTGACTAAATTTGTCGCCCATTTCAGGTACGGGAATAAACAGGGGTAGATTGTGAATAAAATCGTAATATTTCCGTTTTGTTACATTGTTGGGGGTTTCCGGATAAGCATGAGCAATCGTGTGTAGAAAAAACCAGTAGTGGGGCCCCCATACCTCACTTGAAAACGATGACATGTTTTAAAATGAAATCTATATAAATGGTAATGAATATAATATAGCAGTAAATTCGCATAAATCATGTATGCTAGAAAAACCGTAAGAAATAATTATAGAAAATATGATGACCACGACAAATCCCAAACCCAATCGTGTAAGAATTATTCGCCGAAAGACGGATTTTCCAACCACAGAATCAAGTATTTAACCACAAACAACTGTAATAATTGTGGGAGACCCGGACATCTGTTTCATCAATGTAAAATGCCAATCACCAGTATAGGAATTATCGCGTTTCGTATACGAAGAAATTCACACGAAGAACCAAGAATCGAATATTTGTTGATCCGGAGAAAAGACACCCTCGGTTACATTGATTTTATGAGGGGTAAATATTCGGTTTACAACAAGGATTATATTATGAATATGTTGAAGCAGATGACGCGGGACGAGAAGGAGCGATTATGTACTCACGATTTCAATCAATTGTGGAAAGATATCTGGGGTAACTCAAAATACAGTAATCAGTACAAGTCGGAAGAGGTTATTTCCCGGGAGAAATACACCATGCTTATCAACGGAATTTCTCGGGAAACCCTTGAATTGGCACACGAATGTGCGATGCGGAACGAAACCGACGGTAGTATGGATTGTGTATCAAACCGCGAATACACCCTGCGCGAGTTGATCAAAGAAAGTGAGCAATATGACATGTGGGAAGAACCGGAATGGGGGTTTCCCAAGGGTCGAAGAAACAACCAGGAGAATGATTTTGATTGCGCACTGCGTGAATTCACCGAGGAGACGGGTTATAATTCCAACGCACTCACCTACATACAAAATGTGTTGCCGTTTGAAGAAATCTTTCTGGGTTCCAACTACAAATCATACAAACACAAGTATTTTTTGATGTATATGGATTATGAAACAACGCTGGAAATGGGGAATTACCAGACGTCTGAAGTGAGTAAGATTGAGTGGAAATCATATGAAGAGTGTATTGCGTGTTTTAGACCATATAATTTAGAAAAAATACGTATACTTACCAACATCCATCGTGGAATAGTAAGTCGTCATATTATACCGTCATAATATATCTACAGTTATCATATAGATATATTGATTTCATGGAAAATTCGGGAGAAAATAATAGAAATAAAACGGAGAAAAAAAGAAAGGAGCGGGGGCCCAAATATTATAGATGGGATGGGAGTAAATACGTACTGCGAAAGCCGTCGGAATGCGGTGAAGACCCTCAAAACCCGAAGGGGAAAATCGTGCCCCTTGGACTCAAGAATATCCTGGTAGAACAAAACAAATGGCAAGAATATGTGGATTATTTCGAGAAAAAAAACATACAATACCGTATTTTCGACGATTTGCCCAAAAGTAGCCGGAAAACGATGAAAAACAAACCTGCGCTTCCTAGACCGTCTGTGCCCGAAGAGCCGCGAATAAAAATCAAAATTGTTCCGAAATTGTCGGACGAAAATAAGACCACGTCTGTTCTTATACCAGGATTGCCATTTGGATCATCCAATGTGCCCGTCCAAGAAGTACCCGAGGAACCGGAAGAAGAAGCACCTGAAGAACCGGAAGAAGAAGCACCTGAAGAACCGGAAGAAGAAGCACCTGAAGAACCGGAAGAAGAAGTACCGGAAGAAGAAGCACCGGAAGAAGAAGTACCCGAGGAACCGGAACAAGAAGAAGCAAAGGAAAAAGAGGAACCTGAGGAACCGGAACAAGAAGAGGAGGAAGAAGCTCCACAAAAAGACGCTGCCCCCTCGTTTTCCGCTTATAGCAAGACCGATTTTTTGTATCCCGAATTGGACGACCCCGAATTCAACGTGAAAATTGCCAAACACAAGGAATTCTTCGACACCAAATACGATGGAAAGATTTACGACATCAAGACCCAGGCAGATATATTATGTAATGCCGAATTCGAACTGTTACCTCACCAAATTTTCGTCAAAAATTTCATGTCGTTTAACACACCTTACAACAGTTTATTGATGTATTTTGGTCTAGGAAGCGGAAAAACGTGTGCCGCAATCGGGGTAGCCGAAGAAACCCGCGTACATATGAAACAAATCGGCATGCGCAAATCCATTTTTATTGTGGCATCGCCCAACGTTCAGGACAATTTCCGGCTTCAACTGTTTGACGAAACCAAATTGAAATTGGACAACGGGATATGGTCTATACAATCCTGTGTTGGCGAGGCCCTGTTGTCCGAAATTAATCCCACCTACCTCAAGTCGTTAACCAAAGAACGCATTATTAATCAGATTAAAACGATCATATCCGAACAATACGTATTCATGGGTTACACACAATTCGCCAATTTCATTCAAGAATCAACTGAAGTCAAAGGTGTATCCTATTCTCGCGAAGAAAAGGCCAAGATCAAAAAGCAGAAAATAAAAACGGTATTCAACAACCGCCTCATTATTATTGACGAGGTCCATAACATTCGCATCACCAACGAGAACAGGAACAAAAAAACCGCCGAATTACTCATGGAAGTTGTGAAACAGGCCGATAACATGCGTCTGTTGCTTCTTTCCGCCACACCCATGTACAATTCCCACGAAGAGATTATTTGGCTCGCAAATTTAATGAATTTGAACGACAAGCGTGCGCCGGTAAAAATCGGCGATATTTTCAATAAAAACGGGGATTTCCACGCAAAAGACGACAAACACCCGGAAGGTGGGCGTGATCTCCTGATTCGTAAATTGACCGGATATATTTCGTACGTTCGCGGTGAAAATCCGTATTCGTTCCCGTTCCGCGTGTATCCCGACGCTGCGGTCCGATTTGCTTCCGGAACTCCCTACCCCACCCTCCAAATGAACGGTAAGCCCATGGGCAAAGACCGCGCGGTTCAGCACGTTCCGATTTTCTTACACAAACTCTCGGAGAACACGCATCAGAAACTTGCCTACGATTTCATCATAGACCATATGCGCAAACACAATCCCGTGTTACAAAACACCGAAACAGAATCCACGGCCATCCAAATGGACTCGTTTGGCTACATTGCGCTCCAGCAACCGCTGGAAGCCCTCAATATTGTATATCCCTTCTCCGAATTCGACAAAAAAGGGGGGAAATCAACGCCGGAAGAGTACGAATACCTGATTTCTAATATGATTGGATCCCAAGGATTATCCAACATTGTGTCATTCAAGGAAACCCGGGGAGAACATCCCTTGCGCTACAATTACGAGTACAAGGACGCGGGGTACGGTCGGATATTCAGCCCGGAGAACATTGGCAAATACAGTGCGAAAATAGCCAAAATATGCGAAATAATCAAGAAATCCAAGGGCATTGTGCTTATTTATTCGCAATGGATCGACGCGGGGTTGGTACCGATTGCGCTGGCCCTGGAGGAGATGGGGTTCTCACGCTACGGATCGGAGTCTTATACCAAATCGCTGTTTAAAGAGCCGCCTACGGAACCGGTCGACGCACTCAGCATGAAACCGAAAACCGAGGCGTATTCTGACACTGGTACGTTCCGACCGGCACGTTACGTGATGATCACGGGTGACCCGATTTTCTCGCCCAACAACGATGCCGACATTAAATATTTGAATCAAGCTAAGAATAAAGAGGGAGAGTTTGTGAAAGTCGTCTTGATTTCCAAAGCGGCCGGCGAGGGTGTGGATTTCAAAAACATCCGTCAGGTTCACGTGATGGAACCGTGGTTCAATATGAGCCGTATTGAACAGATTATCGGACGCGGGGTGCGTAATCTGAGTCACTGCCAACTCCCTTTTGAACAACGCAATGTGGAAATTTATCTTCACGGGACTCAATCTGGCGAAACGGAAACGGCGGACCTCTACATATATCGGTTGGCCGAACAAAAATCCGTGAAAATAGGCAAGGTTACGCGGGTTCTCAAAGAAACGGCGGTGGACTGTAATTTAAATATTGCGCAAACCAATTTCACTGCGGAAAAATTAAAGGAACTGTTGAAAACCAACGTTGTTAAGATAGAGACGTCTAGCGGTGAAACCGTGGACTATACCGTGGGAGACAAACCCTTTACCGAAATCTGTGATTATATGGACAATTGTAATTACACGTGTTCTCCTAACATTGATTTGGAAAACGTTCAACCGACGCAAACCACCTACAACGAGGAATTCCTTCAGGGTAATCGCGCGAAAATTGTCAAGAGAATACGCGACCTGTTTCGCGACATCCCGGGACAAAAGGCGGGTAAATTCTTCTTCAAGGAAGAGGAGCTCATACGCTCCGTCAACATTGTCAAGGAATATCCGATTGAGCAAATTTACGCGGCTCTTACATTTCTAATTGACAATAAAAACGAGTATTTAATCGACAGATACGGTCGATTGGGCCGTTTGATCAACCACGGGGAATACTACGCGTTCCAGCCGATTGAAATCACCGACGAGAAGGCTTCTATTTACGAGCGTACACGCCCGGTTGATATAAAATCACACGGTATTGTCGTCGAAATCCCCGAGAAAAGGGCGGAATCTGTACCTGTAAAGGAAAAACTCCCCCCGAAAGAAAAGGAAGGGACAGAAGATGCGAATTCGGTTACTAGGGAGGTGGAGGCGGAGACGGAGGCCCCTGACGAACCAGATTCACGCGAAACTGCGATGAAGGAGATTCAAGACAATTACAGTCTGGCATTCTTGAAAGACACCAAAATAACCGCCGGGGAAAAGAATTGGTACAAAAATGTGAGTACGGTCACCCAACATCTCATTGAGCAACACGGAATGTCTCTGGAAAACATACAAAAATACGTTGTATACCACATTTTGGACGAATTTCCGTTCTCGAAGAAGATGGCCGTTCTCAATCAAGTGTATTCTGCGAATTGGCGTCCCATCGAAAACGTCGACACGTACATGAAGGAATATTTTGACGATAAAATGGTGGTTACTGACCGGGGATTGTTGGGGATCACGTTGGCCGACGGCGCAGGTTCTCCAAAAATTTATATACAAACCTCCCAGGGATTGTGGCAAGAAGCCGAATTCACCCAGGCGAATACCATCTTGAGGTCGGAGGGCTACCGCGATAAATACATTTTTAATAAGGACGATATGAACCAAACCTTGGGATTCATGTCGTGGGTAGAGGGTCAACATGAATATGTGTTTAAAATACGCGACTTGAATGACAGTGTGAATAAACGAGGCGCACGTGTCAGTCAGGCATTAAGTAAAGACCTGATTACAAAAATAAACGCAATATTAGGAGAACCCATGTATACGGTGGAAAATGTCAAGACGTTTTTCGGGGAAGGTAAAAACCGGTTGGCGGTGGTTTTGGAATGCCTGATTCGCGAATTTCAGTGGGAGAAGAAGGAGGACAAGATATGGTTGTTGTCCAACGAACAGGTTCTCCTGAACGGTATATTGAAATACTCGCGAAAAAATTGAAGCGGAAATAATATAATAATATACTAGTATAATATTATAGAATACATGTCTCGTGCCAAGGAAGTCCCGCCTAGAGAGAAACGGACCGCCAAGAAACATGATATGCGCGATAAAATATATGGAGTGTACACGGATTGCTTGCTTACGAAAAAAATTGTCCTGAAGATTACCGAGGTGGGAAAAAACATCAAAGAGAACCTACAGAAAAAATTGTCGATGACAATCGAGGGAAAATGTATTGAAGAAGGCTTCATTCGTCCGGGTTCGGTGCGGGTAATGAGTTATTCGAACGGTGTCATCAACACGGAATACATTGAATTTCAGACGGTGTTTACGTGTAAAATATGTCATCCGGTGGAAGGGATGTTGATTGAGTGCCAGAGCAAGACAATTACCAAGGCGGGTATCCATGCCGAAGTGCTGGACGACGAAACAGTGCCTGTGACGGTGTTTGTGGCTCGCGATCATCACAACATGGACCGGCATTTTCAGACGATTAAAGAGAACATGACGATTCATGTGAGGGTCATAGGTATCCGGTACGAATTGAATGACCCGTATATTTGTGTTATCGGCAAATTGATGAACCGCCCGCCTGACAAGAAGAAGGGCGGGGACGGTGATCCGGGGGAATTCGACGGCGCCTTTCGGCATGGCCATGCGCACGGTGGTTCGGACAGTGATGACACATCTGACTCTAGTTCAGACGATGATTAAATATTATGTGTAAAATAATATAAATGTGTGTATTTACCTACATATACAGATGAACAACGAAAAAAACGCATTTTATTTAGATTTAGAGAACATGAAAAGGAAAATTGAGCTCATGTCTAAGAACCACCAAATCGAAATTTTGAAAATCCTGAAAAAACACCAGGACGTCAAGATTAACGAAAATAAGAGTGGAGTATTTGTTAATTTGACTTTTTTACCCGAAAATACTCTGAACGAAATCCGCGAATACTTGAACTACGTTCATGACCAGGAGAATTCGCTGTCCGAATTCGAATCACAGAAGAAGGAATTCAAAGACGCCTTTTTCGATAACAGTGATATAGAAGCATCGTAATATTAGACGTGTATACAGCTACATGTCTAATAATATTCATTTTACCATGATAGCTGCCATGTGCGCGAAAACCCGTGGTATTGGCTACCAGGGTACTATTCCGTGGAAATCCAAGGAAGATATGGCGTTTTTCCGTAAGACTACTACGGAGGTTCTTTCCGACGTGTATACCAATGTGGTGATTATGGGCAGGAAAACCTTTGAAAGTTTGGGTTCTCGACCTTTGAAGGGGCGATTGAATGTGGTTTGTACGCGCACTGTGAATCCGGGCATAGTTATATCGTCGACGGATTCCAATTTGTGGTTGGCGAGATCGCTGGACGAAGCGTTGGAAAAAATAGCCCTGCACCCCACCGCCATACACAAAATATTTGTCATTGGCGGCGAACAATTGTACAGCGAAGGAATCGCCCACCCGGGCTGTTGCGAACTACAGTTGAATCACATGAAAATACCCTTACGCGACTATGATACGTTTTTTCCGGAGGTGGACCCCCGCGTCTTTGAATTGACCGAGAGATACGAAACGGAAGAGGTGGTGTATACCAGGTACACAAAAACCCTTCAGACGAATCCGCATCTCAACATGACAGATTTGTAATAGTCCTCCTTTTTGTACTTCTTCCCCTTTTCCTTTTCCAGTCCTAGGACGTCAAATATGTGTTCCAAATCGGCGGTTTTATATGTTGAAATTGCTTTCAGGGGCATATCGTGGTTCTCGTATTTGAACTGCTTATTGACGATTTCTTCTATGAGCGTGGGTTCCGGGTTCAACATCAGACTGAAATCGTATTTACCACGCTTATACAATAAATAGGGCGGTGTTTCCCGGCTTTCGTCCCCCAAGATAGTAATATAATAGGGCTCGGCCTCTCCAGACTCCGACAAATACGCAATCATGAAATTTTTGTTGTGGTATAGCGCCATCATGGTCAACATGTCCATGGTCAGTTTCTTGTTGGTCATAAAATCCGACATGATTTCTTGAAACAGGACCTTGGTAATTTTCTTGGGGGATTGTTTGGCTAAGGCGGGTGATTTCTTCATGTGTTCGACCATTTTTTGTTTTTCTTCGATTTCGGTGTTACCGTATCTGTGACCAATCTCGTGGTATGTATCGTATCCATACAGTGCGATATATACACACCAAAATAGGTTGTCGGGCTTTCGGGGGAAAATACCCGGCATAGTTTGTCTCGGGGGTTTGGTGGTAATTACTGTTGGATTTGTCTCCGATTTTGGCAGGATTACACTGTTTTCATTCGGAACGGGTGGTTTCTCGATGTGGTTTACTTCCAGTGGGGGTACAGGCACAATATTCGAAGATATTTCGTGTCGGTGTGACGTTTGAGACCCCTCGGCGTTCTTGGTGTACATATAGGGCTCCAACAGATGAATATCCTTGACCTGTTTAAACAAATCACTGTTGCCGAAAACCTCGAGTTGGAAAACCATTGTATACGTATTACATTATACTATACGGCCAATCTTTATATCAATTTTACTTTACGGGGAACCTACGGTTCCCCTAAGTGCGGCTTCGCCGCACAAGGTTGAGCCCATTCGGGGATCTGACCCGTACGCCCCCTCCCTTGGAAATGCCCACCCGAAGGGTGGGCATAATGACAGTATTATATTGCGATTGAGGTAAAGTAAAGGGAGGGGGCGTACGGGGGAACCGTAGGTTCCCCGTATTAAAATTGATATGTACAAACAAGTCACATATAATAACATAAATAATATCATTCTATATAATATATTTAATCGCTTCAAAATATGAATAGGGAACCTATTGAAAAAACGGATAAAGGTTCAATGCGTGGGAAAGCCAACCCGAAAGAAGCGCTTGATAAATTACTAGCTGCTTATTTAGCGAGTAATCCCATTCAGCGCAACGACCGCAAAATTAATGAGCTCGAAATCCGTTTTCATTCCAATACCCGCAAGTTCCGACCATTATCGAAAATCGACTATGACAATGTAGTAAAATTCTTGTATGCGTACGGGTTTAAAACCGATTTGCCCGAGGGGTTTCACAGTCTCCGTATTTTCCACGAATACATGGATAGTCGTGGAAAAATGTCCATGTCGAACATTCGCGCGGAAATTGTCGGTCTGGACCTCATCCAGGAATATTGCCGCACCAACAGCATCCAGAAATTGTTGGATATGCCTTCGACGACATATGATAAAATCAAATTCACCCAAAAAACCACACCCGAATATGCGGGTGAACGCATCCAACCCGCGGTATTCGAGGATTTCAATTTGAAAGTGGCCTATCAGTTGGAACAAGTATCTACGGCCCGTTCCGATTTTATTCGCGGTATTATGGAAAAATGGACGGAAAAACTCAAAAGTTTCCGTTATTTGAACCGCGTGCGTTTATATCATCCCGACTTGCCCATTTTCGCCGATATCAGTATCGTTCGTAGTTCCAATACCACAAAGGGCGAGTTTTCAAAAACGTACGATATTCAGGATTCGGGCGTGTTCAGCGGGGTGGAAAAGTACGAGATTGAGATGGAAATCGACAATAACCGTGTAGGTGCGGGCACGGAATACAACACGGTCAAGAAACTCGTGGATTTGATCCGAAAATCTATCCGTATCATTTTGTCGGGTCTCCAGGGTACGCATTATCCCATTTCTTACGCCGAAAAGGACGAGGTGCTCTTTGATTACATGCGTATCATCAAAGGAGACGATTACCAGATTGGTCGTGTTCAAAATCGCGACTTCATTGGTCCGTCGTCCATGACACTACAAATGGAGAATGTGATGGATCCGGCCACGCAACAGACCAACCTTCCTAACATTCGGGTCAATTATACTGTGACGGATAAGGCGGACGGAGAACGTCGGCTCTTATTGGTCGACAAGGACGGTAAAATATACATGATTGACAACAACATGAATGTCATATTTACGGGTACAAAGACGGAAGACAAGACCCTCTTTGACAGTATTTTGGACGGCGAATTCATCAAATACGACAAACGCAAACAGATTATTAATTTGTATGCCGCTTTTGACGTGTATTTTATTCACAAAAAAAGTACGCGTGAATTTGCCTTTGCGCCTTCGAGCGAAGAGACGCCGGACACTATCAATGACGTCGAAGTGGTGTCACAAAGTAAAAAGACGGACGACAAACCCGAACCCGTACGGTACCGTTTACAGCTGTTACAGCAGTTTATCGGGCGCTTGAAACCCGTTGCGATCATGAGTCAGGACGCCGCAACGACGGGTCGGGTCTCCGCCAACGGTGTGGGAGCTTGCGGATTCACGGTCAAATGTAAGAATTTCTGTATTACTAGCCCGGGTGTCACGATTTTCCAAGCCTGTTCTCGTATCATCTCGGACATTGATGACGGTATTTATCCCTACAACACCGACGGTTTGATTTTTACGCCCTCGGACGCCGGGGTGGGTTCCGACAGAGCGGGTCACGCCGGACCCTTACAAAAAATATCCTGGGAGCGTTCGTTCAAATGGAAACCGCCGGAATACAACACCATCGACTTCTTGGTCTCCATTAAGAAAGATAATTCGGGGAAAGACGTCATCCACCATATTTTTCAAGACGGTAAAAACGCAGAGGGGCTACAGAATTTTGTTCAATACAAGGTACTGGAATTACGCTGTGGTTTCAACGAAAAACGCGACGGATACTTACAACCCTTCCAGGACATTCTCGATAATAAGCTGCCTTCGCCCGACGCGATTGACCATGAATCGGCCTACAAACCGGTCAAATTTCAACCGACCAATCCTTCCGACGAGAATGCGTGTTACGCGAATATCATATTACGCGAGGACAAACACCATAATTTGTCGCTTTACACCATTGATGGCGAATTTTTCGAAGATCACATGATTGTCGAATTCAGTTATGATATGACCAAACCGGATGGGTGGAAATGGGTACCTCTGCGGGTCCGCTACGACAAAACCGCGGAATTACGCAACGGACTGAATAATTTCGGTAATGCTTACCACGTGGCGAATTCTAACTGGCAGTCCATTCATCGGCCCATTACGAAGGAATTAATCACCGAAGGCAAGGGTATTCCCGAATTCTTGGAAATCTGTGGGGAAGAGGAAGGTGTCAGCGAAGAAGCGGGTGAAGGCGTGTATTATAATCGTGACAAGAGCGAAACGTCCGATAAACACACTCGGTCTTTGCGAGATTTCCACAATCTGTTCATAAAGCGCAAATTGATTATGGGTGTATCTAATCGCAAAGATACGCTCATTGATTATGCGGTGGGCAAGGCCGGCGATATATCGAAATGGGTCCAGTCTGATCTGGATTTTGTGTTTGGTATCGACATATCCCGGGATAATATTCACAATCGTTTGGATGGTGCGTGTGCGCGCTACTTGACGTATCGTAAACGGCATTCCCGCATGCCGCACGCACTCTTTGTCAACGGTAACAGCGCGAAACTCATTCGTAATGGCGATGCGCTTGCTACACCCAAAGACAAGGAAATCGCGATGGCCGTGTTTGGTAATGGGCCGAAAGACGTCAAACAGCTCGGCGAGGGTGTCTACAATCAGTACGGAAAGGCCAGTGACGGGTTCAATGTGAGTTCCTGTCAATTCGCTCTCCACTATTTTTGGGAGAACAAACACAGTCTTCACACGTTTCTGCGGAATATATCGGAATGTACGCGGCTCAACGGCTATTTTATTGGCACGTGTTATGATGGCGAAACCGTGTTTAAAATGTTGAGCAATAAAAATGAGGGTGAAGCCGTCGCCATTTACGACGGGAAGCGTAAAATATTCGAGTTGACCAAACAGTACTCGCATACGGGGTTTTCGCCGGACGATACCAGCATCGGTTATCCGATTCACGTGTATCAAGAAACGATCAACAAGACCTTCCGCGAATACCTGGTAAATTTCAACTACCTCGTCTCGGCACTTTCCGATTATGGATTCGTCTTGGTTGAAGACGCGGCGGCTCGCAAAATGGGGCTGCCTGCCGCAACGGGTTTATTCAGTGAAATGTTTGACGCGATGACCTCCGAAATCGCACGTAAACCCTCTGCTAAAAACGATTACGGCACTGCGCCGATGTTAACGACTGACGAAAAACGCATTTCCTTTTTGAACCGATATTTCGTCTTTAGAAAGGCGACCCGTGTCAACACCGAAAAGGTATTTAAACAGATGATGCGACACGAAATCGAGTTGCCGACCTTGTCGTCCATTGAAAACGAGTTGTTCGACGAAATGCCGGAAAAGAAAATTAAAGTGGGCAAACCCCGCGGTAAGCGTGTAACAATTCTGGCGTCGGGCAGTGAAACCGTAACCGCGCCCGTTGATCCGCCAGCAGCTACACAAAAAATACGGTTCAAGATTGGTAAACCGGAAACGAAGCGGACCACGGAAGAAAAATAAACCGGACCAGTATATATAATGAGTGAGTGTCCTTACCCCTTTTTGGCGAAATATAAAAACTTGTTCGGAGAACCCGGGCAACGTACGGGGATGAGAACATACCGTATTTACAATATTGCCATTTATGATACAGTTGTTGTGTTGATATGCGCTTATATTCTTTCTTTGGTGGATGGCTATCCCTTTTGGTTGAATGCCCTCGTCATATTTATTCTGGGTATCATTGTCCACCGAATGTTTTGTGTGAGAACCGCCGTGGATAAATTATTATTTCCATGATGTTTGTAGAAATAACATAAACCTATCTTGTAATGTAACATATGATTTATTTTACATTACCTAATACCAATAATTCGATATACAAATATATTGACTGTATTTTTTCCGACGAAGTAGATGTCCACGAAAAAAAACACAAATTCGATATTTCCAATTCCCTGTCTTTTTATTTGTACGAGATAAAAAACAAGATTAAGAAATACGAGAGGGAATGGGATCTTTACAAGAAATATACGAATCCGTACGAGTTCATTAATACTGTTGTACCTGGGAGAACCAAGTGTATCGCGAAATACAAGCCCCTTTCGCGGTCGTATTTCAAGATGATTGAGCTTTTACACTTTTTCTTTTTGGACGAGTTTGTCAAGGACGAACCGTTCGGGGGGTCCGACCGACTTCGCGGGAGCGAGGTAGAGGTACAACACAAAGAATCTGAAAGCGGTGGTACGAGGGAGGATCAGACAGACTCGGGGGAGCAAAGTGGAAAGACTTTGCGCAAACCCATCCACAGCTTTCATTTGGCGGAGGGGCCCGGGGGCTTCATCGAAGCTTTGGCGAACACGAGAAACAACGCACGCGATGTCTATGTGGGTATCACTATTCTGGAATCGGGGGTTAAACCCGTTGACTCGGACGTGACGAACAAACCCGGTAGCGGCGGCGGGGGGAAACACAATAAATCTGTACCCGGGTGGAAGAAAAGCGACTATTTTTTAAAGTCACATCCGAACATCTATATTGAAACGGGGGCGGATAAGACGGGCAATATTTTGTCGATGGACAATTTTCTACATTGTCGGGCGAAATACGGGTCCTCGATGGATTTAATCACAGGGGACGGTGGTTTCGACTTTTCGGCCGATTTTAACAACCAGGAAACGAATATCACGCAATTGTTGTTTGCGCAAATGTGTTATGCTCTGTGCTTACAGAAACACGGCGGCAGTTTCGTATTGAAATTTTTCGACTGTTTTATGGAACATACGGTGGACATACTTTATATACTCTCCGCTTTTTATGAAACGGTGTATATTACCAAGCCGAAAACCAGCCGCTATGCCAATTCGGAAAAGTACGTGGTGTGTAAGAATTTTTTGTTGTTGGACGACTCTTCGATATTCCCCTGTTTGAAAATGGCGTTTCAGAAAATGCTGGCGGACGACTGCGAAAATAAAAGTATCTACAGGTTTTTGAGAATGCCGATACCGGCGTATTACATTTATAAATTGGAGGAATACAACACGATTTACGGCCAACAGCAAATCGAAAACATTTATCAGACCATTGTACTCATTGAACAAATCCGCCCTGAACAAGAAGATCAAGATAGGTCGGGTAAGGCTTCCTGGGGCGAAACGGTGGACGGGAACCGAAGGACGGAGACATACCGAAAATCAAGGGAGGATCGTGTAAGTCCGGAGCTGGAGCAACGGGTGCGTAAATATTCCGAAGACGATTTCATACAGTCCTCCAAAATAAACAGTCTAGTTCGTATCAATATTCGTAAATGCGTCCAGTGGTGTTTGAATCATAATATTCCTTACAATATTATGGACGATTAACCGTTGCGCAAGTTGCGCATGGAACGCACAATATCACAGCGGTTTAGTTTACCATTGAATTTGGCGACGCTGGGTACTTTGATGTTTGGAAATCCCACGCGGTCCTTGAGTGTGTAACCGTACGTGTTAACACCATAAGCAAGAGCATCCGCAGTTTGCTTGCCGTATGCGCTGCGGAAACTACTAGCAGCAGTAGTAATCGTATTGTACCGTTTTCGCGCAACGAGACTGCTCGATGAAACCGCGCCTTGTTGACCGAATTGGGGGTTGTTGGGTTTGTAGTAAATCGGAACATATTTGAGGGTAGAATTCGCGCAAAATCCGATGGTATTTGCCCGGTAAATGTTACCCGCGGCGGCGTTGGTGCCCGGTTTGGCAACCGCGTTACCCTGAACAATGTGAAAATATTGGTTTTGTTTGAAGGTCCTGCTGCGGCTCGTGAGGTACTGCGCGCGATCCGTGTTATAGGTGGGTGCGTTGGTGACCTTATTGAAACTACGTTTGACAATACCGCTGCTTCTTACTCGTCGCAAGGCGTTGTATTGGGTGGATAAACTGCCCAGACAGGTAGTAGTGGACGAATTGCGTGTTAAAGGATGTTGACACGAGTTGGCGTCGTAATGTGAATCGACATTGGTAATAATACCTTTGGTGGAAGGATAATTCGTGATAATGGTTTGGCCCGGACTATCGAATTGACCTATCATGGAGGTTCTTGGATTACATTTGGTGGCAACACTCGCAATTTCACGGCGATACCCTTTCATGGGTAATGCCTTGCGCAGTAATTTGGGGGCAATGACTGTGGTTTTGGGATAAGCTGATCCGTTATATTGAATTCCTGAACATATTTGACGGATGGTTTTGGTGCTCCCTTTCCATTTTAAGTTTGAACTCAATAATTTTTTTCTAAATACATCTGGTGCCGCCATCTTATATATATAGTATTACAATAAAACAAATAAAAAATAACAGGTATACCTTGTAATGTCGAATAGTTCCAATGATTCTCTGGAAAAAAAAGCAGAGGAGCCATGTTCATCGTTAGTAGGAGATTTTCCTCAGCTTCCGTTAGGAGAAAGTAATCCCAAAAGGGACGAACCACTGTCTATTTCTATTACCAATATTGTTTATGATATCCCCCAATTTCAAATTCAAAACGTGTTTTTATTGGAAAACAAAAAAAACATGATTATGGATGGTAATTTCACTAAAATAATTTATTCGGATGACTTGTTTATTTTGTATGGTATATTCTTGAATGTGCCTTTGCTGGTGGACGGGTTTTCCACCAACGGGGTTTCGGGAAACAAGTATTTCTTTAAATTTCAGCCGAACCACCTTGCGAATGAGAATACTGTCAATAACATGATCAATATTGAATACCGAATTTTGGAATTTTATAAGAGCATTTTCAAGGTGAACAAGAAAATAACGACGGTATTACGTAACCAGCTTTACAACGGATACATTAAAATTTACAAGAATATGTCGCATATTCGTGAGGAACGGGTGTCGTTGATGTCGGACGATGCTTTGAAGTCCAAACATGCGAATAAGGGAAGTGGCAATGGTGGCGCGCAACGGGCGGAAATCCTCGACAATGTGTATCCGGCGAAAAAATCGTTTTTAATTAAAATATCCGGCGTGTGGGAAGACAACGAAAGCATTGGACTGACCTACAAATTCGAACTTTTGTCTGGTAAACGGATAAATTTGTTATAACATCATTCTCATGGCGGGGTTGCGACGACCCGGACGGGGTGCGGGGGCGGGTACTTTAAACGGCATGGCCCCGTCACGTAAATCGTATGTCTGACGTAATGCCGAGTTCTCTTCGCGAGGAGTGTAGAAATAAGTGACGTTGACGAACCCGGTGGATTCATCCAAATTGGACTGAATGCTGCTGATTGAATTGATGCCCTCTGTCGTGTTGGAAAGGAACAAATCGAATTCGGTGCGGTTCATGTTGCGCGTGATGCCCTCGGAAAAGTGGAGCATGTTGGGGTCTAAAATCGGGTAAAATTGGCTGCGGTCGGTCGTTAACCCGGCCGCGGTAACACGGTTCTGGAGGGCGTTGTCTTCGTACCCCCAGGCCCAGAAATTGGGGAATCCGTTGATTTTCTCGAAATCGCCCGCGGTGATGGAAAGAAGACCGCCTAAAGCAAAGGTGAACCCGTAGAAGTGTTTTACTATGCCGGTTGTCGTGTAATAGTTGAGGAAATTTTTGGTATAGGGCATGATATCAATGTCGTTGAACACGAGAGTGATGTTTTGGTATGTGTCGGGGTACATGTTTTTCACCGTGATGAACCCGATGTTCTTCATGGCACCGCGGTTGAACTCGCGCTCGTCTTGTTGGTGGATGTAGAGGATTCTGTAGGAATTGGGGTCGATGTCTTCGAGAATCGTTTTCATGTGGTTGGCGTAGAACTCGTACTGTTTTTGGCGGTTGCGGTACGGGACGATGAATACTAGGGATGGCGTGGTCGACGTGGGGTTGTCGATGCTGAAGGTGATGTTCTCCGGGGGGTAAATATTGTCCATTTGTTGGGTGGATTCTTCCTCCACTGGCGCAGGCGTCTCTTCAACGGGAGCAGGTGCTTCCTCAACAGGCGCTTCTTCAGCAGGGGCTTCCTCAACAGGCGCTTCTTCAGCAGGGGCTTCCTCAACAGGCGCTTCTTCGGCAGGGGCTTCCTCCACGGGCGCTTCTTCAGCAGGGGCAGGTGCTTCCTCGACGGGTGCTTCTTCAGCAGGGGCAGGCGCTTCCTCGACAGGCGCTTCCTCCACGGGTGCTTCCTCCACGGGCGCTTCCTCCACGGGCGCTTCCTCAACAGGTGCTTCCTCAACAGGTGCTTCCTCAACGGGTACTTCCTCAACAGGGGCAGGCGCTTCCTCCACGGGCGCTTCCTCAACAGGTGCTTCCTCAACAGGTGCTTCCTCAACAGGTGCTTCCTCAACAGGGGCAGGCGCTTCCTCCTCAGCAAGGGAAGGGACAAAAGTCTCAGTGTTCTCTAGAGAAACCGCATTATTTTCATCATCATTTATCATTTTAATATAATATTTATATTTTAAAAACATATTTTTTTCGAATAGATTTCTAAATCTATTCGACCAACGAATAAAATAAATATTTATAGTATAGCTGTAATGAACGAATTTCACATAGAAACAGATATATCCCAGTATTTAGAACGCAATTTTACCTATGTAAATAATTTGAAAAATGCGGTAAATAAATTACAAGATGAACCCCAAATATTAGAAAATAAAACTTTAAACACCATAAAACAACAGTATAATATCATCAGCAAGGACGATGAGAAAAAAAATCAACTTCAAAAACTCATATTCACTACACGATTTTTGTATGATTATTTGGATCTAGTACATGACTTTACCGTTTGTGTAAATTTTTTAAATCCCTTTGTAAAATCCGCACCCATTATGTCAGAATTCGATTCATTTGTTAACGATTTATGTTCGACAGGGTTTCATGGTAATATCCGGGTTAAACGTTCCTACAAATTACAACTCGAACTCTTGGATAAATTCATTGAAGGACTACGAAATATCGGATTTACCGTACCGAGTCGTGTAGAATACGTAACAGTGTTGAAAGACAATTTACAGGATTTTATTAAAACACCGCAAAAGTATTATCGTGAATCGGGACGTGGCTTAGAAGATTATAGTAGCAAAGCACAACTCATTAAAAAAAATGCGGTGGGACTTATTGACGGATGCGCAGGACAGTGCGCTATCGGAGCTAAAAAGGAACGTATTGTTTGGGAACAATTGTTATTAGGGTTTATTACCGCGAAGCTTGAAACAAATATTCGTCCGGGTATTAGTAAACTCACACTACAAAGTAATCCACCCTACGAAAACATTGAATTGGTGGTTGAATTGTCTGATAAAATTACTTTGGACAATGTTCTGAAATTTTTACCATCCAGTATCTCTGATAAAGCAGTACGTGACGAAGAATCCTCAAAGGATGCTATTAAAATCGTTTCATTTTCAAACAAAAGTACCGGTGAAGACTTGAGTTCATTATTCAAAGATCCCAATTCCTTACCCAAAGACAAGGAGAAATATTTTATATTTTTTATACTCATAAAAACCATATGTGACAAAACGGTCATTCAATTGATAAAAGAACAAGATAAGAATCGTGAGCGTCTGGATATTGTTTGTACCACAGATACTTATGTTCCTACTATTCCTACAATTGAATATCTCTGCGGTGAGATTGATTTTTGTACAGCCGGGTTTTTGTCCAATATTGCGGGCTGGAATGTCTTTGCTTATCCCACTCTCGGTGAAGATAATTTCTTGTTGAAAAACCGGTTATTTTATTTGGTTGGTTGGTTGTCCCAATATAACAATGATCTTGTGGCTCGATTGACACAGAACCGTAATAAATATGCCAAGCTAATTCGCGATATTCAGATTTATTTAAAGTCGACTGATGATTTATTTGAATCTACTCAAGTAAGAGTTGGTACGTTTGGTGAAATTACCCCCGAGAACCTGTGGGACTATTTACAAATTATCTCGGTAGCTAACATGTCAGAGAGATGGAACACTAAAAAAGAGGAATTTTACGCCAAGATTGTAGATATCACAAATAAAATGCTGTCCGATAATGATTTTACTAATTCTCTTTTATCGGTACCAACCTCATTAGATATGGACCACGAAATCATGGAACTATTGAACGAATCCGATGGATACGAACCGTTTGACGACAATGAATATTTGGCCGCCATCAACGAAGAATTAATATACCAAGTACTCGGTTCAGGTGACATTGCGAACTCAATACGAAACAAATTGAAAGCGAAACAGGATCTCGACGAAAGCGAGGTGAAAGTGTTCGAATCTGTGGCAAATATTGCGGCAGATGTATTGGAGAACGCAAGTGATTTTGAAGGTATAATAAAAAAAATAAAGGCCAAGGTTTTAAAAGAAAAATTCAATTTGTTCGATTTTTTACATATAAATACACGATCAGAAGAGGAAAGAGTGAATATGGAAATTACCGAGGATTATTGTAAAATTAAAATTAATGTTACCTACGGAAATTTTAAACAATTTTCGTTCGCAGTACAAGCGTTTAATACTTTGAATGAAGAAAGCGTTCGCGTTATCACTTTTGAAGGTGATTTAAATGGATATCCCACCCACATTAACATACCCGTCACCGCGCAATTTTTAATTAACTTTCTCAAATACTTGAAAGACGAAGGTGTCAAAAATGGTAAAGTATACACCAAAAAATTAATTCATAGTAACTTGGGGAGTGCTCTCTACAATATTATGGAAAAATGGATTGGTAGAAACTTTCGCAATAAAAATGACTTTATAAGGTTCTTAGATCAAGTGTTTCATACATCAAATGATATGCCAGTTAAACGGTTGTCGGTACAGTCGCGCAAACGGTCGCGATCCAAGTCAAGATCGCGTTCAAGATCGCGTTCCCGATCCAAGTCTCAATCCCAGATGCGGTCTCAATCACAAGGTAGGAGCCGTAAAAGACCAAAACAATCAGGGGGGAATAGTGTAATGAGACGTACTATAAAAAAACATTGAAATTATACGCTGGCTAACATTGCTCTTTCATGTGTAGTGTTGCGCCTTTCCGGTATAACATTTAAGGTATTTACACATATTTTTCCAACACACATCGGGGGATCAATTGATCCCGCATAATTTCCAGCTTTTTGAAACATTTGTTGATGGTGACCTCACTCACCCCGCAAATCGCCTTGATGTCCATTTTACTGATATTCAGCTGACAATTGTGGGAAATGAAGAACACGATCCCCGCCGCCACCGCATGAGGTGTATTATTGTTGATAATACACTGATCTTCCACCTTTTGTGCGACGAATTTAGACAACAGAATCAGTTCGCCGTTGATATTGAGACGGCTACAGAAACGCTCAATGAACGCAATCGGCTTGGTCAATCCCAGCTCCGTCTGCTGCGAAGGATCGTAATTGCGCTCAATGTTGTGGAGGATTTTCACGGCGGTCGAACATCCCGCCGTCGCACTCGCCTTGTCCAGCCGGAAAATTTCCGCAATTTCGTGCGCAGTACGCGGACAACCGTTCAAGCGGCACGATATGTAAATCGACGCGGACTTGATACCGTCGCGATTCATCCCGCGGAACATTTTCTGTTCGGAAATATCCTTGTGAATGGCCACTGCGTCGTCGATGAAAATCTTGGGAATACCCGCGTTTTGCGCCATAATGGTGATGAACTGGAACTCGTCGTAGAGGGATTTTTCCCGGTGAGGCATCGACTGCCATTCAGTCCACTTCCGGATTTTACGCATTTCGTAGGTGGAAGAGTTCGACACCAACACTTTACAGCCGAACGAGGATTCGACCAACAGTGGATTGATGGGGTTACCGCAACGGGTAGGATCGCTCTGATTCTTGTCGTCGGCCCCGTAGAATCGCCATTCGGGTGAGTAGTCCAACGTTTTGGTGTTGATCCGGGCACATTGCGCATTTGCGCACGTGGGAAAGCCGTCTTCGGTGATAACCAAACAGGTATTACACAGGTGACAAACATCGAATTCGTGTGAACTATGGATTTTGGATGCGTCATCGAGAGTACGGTCGGGATCGCCCTTTTCCAAACCCGACGTATCCTTGATGATGGGCTTGTTTTTATTGTGGTCGGCATCGAATGCGTCCCACAGTTTCTCCTTTTCTTTTTTAGACAAATATTTGTACTTTTTCTGGGTTTTGTTGAAACGAGTGACGGGGGCGTTTTCCGGAACAGAAGGGATAACAACGTCTTGTGGTGGTCGACGTTGGACTCGTATTTTGATAATAATTTTGGCAGGTTCCATAAACGCGTGTATGTGATTTTATTGGATAAAATCATTTGTGTATATCAATTTTCACGTGACTCACCAAAATCTATACATATTATATATAGTTTTTGTATATAGATGTCGGCAGACCCACAAATAGTAGAAAAGGCACTTAATAACATATTAAAAAACGCCTTTAAAGTAGCGGATCAACAAATATGCGAAAAAATACCAATGATGATTCGAAAACGTTCTGAAGAAATCGTGGGACAACTTATCGAAGACCTACGTGAACGAGCAGACGAAGTAAAAAAGGTGATGATTGACCAGTTCAAAACGGATGTTAATAAGCGTTTAAAACAAACTGTGAATACCGTAGGCGATACTTACAAAGACACCGTATCTGCTTTAATTCGTAGCTCTATCCCCACCCAACCGATAAAACCCGTTCAGGGAGTTACGGGAGTTACGGGAGTTACGGGAGGTACAAACAACTACCAGAGAATAAAACGGAACAACACGAGCGGGAAAACCAGACATTTTAAGCACCGTGCGAATCGCACTAAAAAGATGCGCAAATCCGGGCATAAAATATCACAATAATATAAATGTCGTTTTACACGGGGTCAGCCAGAAAGATCGAAAAACATATACTGAAAATATTAAATCAAAAGATATGTAGTGAGCTGAATAAACTTTTAGATCAACGCAAAGACGACATTTACAATTCTGTTTTAGAAGCCACATTTAGTAATAAGAGATACGAAGAAGAGGTTTACAATATGTCTCTCGAGTCGGTTCTAGCGGCGTTTGATCCTTCAAACAATCAAGTTAAAATATTGGAAGGTATTGACAAGGCATTGAAAAAAAGGGGCGTAGCGAACGCCAATATAACCAGAAAGTATAATCAAAAACTCAAAGAGACAAAACCGGCGTCCTTTAGTTTTTTTTCACGTGCCGTTGATAAACCAATCGTATTATCAAGCCCCAAAATGGCGAAAGATTTTGGAGAACTGAAAAAACGAAGGCTGTATTTATGGGAAAAGATACGTGAAAATCGTGCTACCCGAAAGCAGGGTCTGTCTCTTTCTGAAAAGGCATCCATATTAGATATAAGTTTACAGATTGCGCAAAAGGTCATCAGTTGATTTTCTTCTCCAATTTTTCGAAAAGATCCATACTATACACCAAATTACCCGTTGGTTTGTAGTTTTTCACCGGAATATACTGTTTCTGTTCTTTAGTAGATGCTTGCGATGCGGCGTTTTGTTGATTGAATAACGCATTGTCGAGCGGGTTGTCTGAAATCATGGCCGCATTCGGGTCCTCATCCGCATGTTTGTGATCGATTACGACCCCCTTTTCGTTCAACACAATCCCCGTTTTTTTCTTGATTTCGTTTCGTACATAGGATGGTACCCAATTGTGCCACGAAATAAAGAGGGTATTGGGATGAACGTACTTGATGTGAAAGCCGTTCTTCTCCAATTGTGATACTAAATACCCCATACATTCGCCCTTGTCGTAAATTGGTTCTCCCACAATGTACTCGGGAACGGCAAACCAAATATAATTTTCGGTGTATTTTTTTTGGCGGGCCGTGTACTGAATGCGTTTGTGAATCCTTCCCAGTATTTTGTTAAAAATGGATATCTGTTTCAAATCCCGGCGCTGTTTCTTTTCGTACAAATCGTCAATATTAATTCTCGTGTTGGTTTCTTCTTCGTCGGGCATCATAAAAATCGACATGATGTTGGGAGAACCTGTAATAAATTACAATCGATATAGAAAACATAAAGATTTTTTATACGGTATTTTATCGAAAACGCGGCAAAAATAATGGTTGATGAACCCGACATTTCTTGTAATACCCCGGGTTCTCCCGAAACCACAGTCAAACATCTGGTATTGTCCGGAGGCGGCGTTAGCGGGTTCACCTTTTACGGTATATTGCGGGAAACCCACCGCGACGGTTTGTGGAAATTGGAGAACATTGAAACCATGTATGGTACCTCGATTGGCGCGGCGTTGGCCGTGATATTGGCGCTCGGCTACGAATGGGACATTTTGGACACATATCTCATCAAGCGTCCCTGGCAAAATATTTTCAAAATTGACCTGTATTCGCTACTGAATGTTTTTGATAAAAAAGGGATTTTTGATATCAAAATTTTCGAAGAAATGATGGGACCCCTGTTTGCCGGTATGGAAATCCCGCTTGATATTACCATGCGGGAATTTTACGAAAAAACGGGGAAAGAAATACACATGTTCTCCACCGAACTGAATTCCATGCGGCCGGTAGATATTTCTTACAAAACCCATCCCGATTGGAAGGTGGTTCAGGGTATTTATTGTTCGTCGACCTTGCCGATTGTGTTTGAGCCTTATATGGAGACGGAGGAAAGCACCGGTATTAAGAAATGTTACGTTGATGGGGGATTTTTCATCAATTACCCGCTGGAAAACTGTATCCAAGATACGGGCGCCCAGTTAGATGAAATTTTGGCCGTGAATAAACTCCAAAACACGTCGGATATTCCGATTGGTACCGAATCCACGTTTTTTGACTACATATTGATCGCGTTTAATCGCCTGTTTGAAATCGTATTAAATCAGTACCAGGGATTGGAGACCGTGAAAATACCCCACGAATATACAATTGTTGATGGTGCGATTACCCTCCAATCCATTATTGATACCGCACTGTCTATGGATGAACGTATACGCTTGATACAGATGGGGGTGGATATTATGCGGGGAACCAAGGTCCCTCGTGACACGGCGGTTACAGACCCTGAATGATGGTCACAAAATTCTGTTTGGCTTCTTCCGGCCCAATCCTCTGAAAGACACTGAAGTGTAACATGCGTAAAAACAGCGCATTCAGTTGTTTTGCGACGGGATCGGGTATTAAATCGGCCGTTCGGTGTAACACATATATCAATGAAATACCCAGACCATACACATCCATGGTGTTTATTACCCCGTCAAGGAATTCTTCGTAAGAATGTTCGTTGATCTCTTTGAATATCAAGGTGTGGAAATCTTCGATATGCTGTTTCACCATGTCCATTAACAGGTTTTCGCCGCCGTCATTATTGTACGTTTTCTCGGTGACCTCCATAAAATAATTAATGTGCCCGTCTTGCTCATCCTCGACGTCTCTCACAAAATCTCGGAATTCCTTTTCCCGCAGGGCAAATTGCGCGGGACTCTTCTCGCCTTCGGTGATGGCCGTGAATTTATCTCGGTTCATTAAAATGATTTCGGGGGGGTAGGACCAGTGTAAACTGTCGTTGGTGTATTTCGATTTTTCGCACATGCTTTTCACGTCTTGGGAGAACAGCATGAGTCCAAAGTCGATGAAATTGGCGCGTTTCTTTCTCATATCATACACAATATTCTGGGGTTTCATATCGTTGTGTAATATCCCGTTCTTTTTCAAAAGTAGCAGACCATCAAACATTCGTCGGCTTTCCAACCAAAAATTCTTCATTATTTTTTTGTATTTGGAGAACTGGGCGGGATTTTCGCGTGCGTGTTTATACACCCAATCCGCAAACTGTTTTAAATTGTACCCGCCGTACTCCATCACCAATAAATCATAATCGTCCATTCGTTGGGATGAAAAATATTCGCATTTTTTCACCGATTTTTTCGCGGTCGCGGTTTTCTCCGGAGAACATTTCACCGGATTTCCCAAAAAATACTGGCGTGATTTGTCGATACGGGTCATGATGTCATATTCTTTCATTTCAATGGCGGCTTCGGATTTTTTCATTATTTTCGATATTTTATTTTTGTAGCTGAAGGATTTTTGCGTTTTTCGGCATTTTAGACTGGGTTTATGTACACATCCATATTTACCTTCCCCAATTATTTGGGAGGTTTTTACCGTTTTACCCATATCAATACAACAGTTATATTATATTGATAAAGAATTTTGTCGAGGCGAAATCCCGGGAGCACCTAAGAATTCGCAGTAACCGTGGTGACGAATGTTGCTAAACCATTTGCGGATATCTTCGAGTCGAAATCAATGACTTTACCGTTGTCAAACGTGACTTTGACCGTAGGATATCCGTCAATATTGTAATCATTGATCATGGCAGTGATTTTCGAATCGGTTGTATCCGTACAGTCAATATCGTGGCAAAACACATTGTAACCGTTGACCGCCTTTCCGTTCATTTTATCGGAGAATTTCCGCCATTCTGGCGCGGCCTTGATACAGTGAGGACACCAGTCCACGTGGAAAAAATAAATGTCCAGGTTCTGTCCACGGCGGTCCGTGTTGGCAATATTCGCCGAAGGAGGTTTCACAATGTTCGGTTTAACAAATGAATTGTAAGCATAGATACTGACTAAAATAAATAAGACAACAACCACAAATAACCAAGCATATTTAAGAACTGGACGGATAAAACTATAGACGGCATTGATAAATTTGGACATGTTTATATATATTCAACACATTTTTTCGGGGTATTTTATCCGAATTTTTTGTTGGGGGCGGGGAGAACCTGCCCCTATATTGAAAATATACGCATATAATATATTGGGTTCGTTGTTTTCATGGTGAAATCCCGACATACCCGCCGTAAAAATATAAAGATGACTGAACCGATGTTGATATACACGGATCAGGATTACAATAGTAATGACGGTATGTTGACGAGTGTGTGGGGGCCCAGTATGTGGCACTATCTCCATACGATGAGCTTTAACTATCCCGTTCAGCCGAGTAAAGACGATAAGACGCACTATTTTAATTTCATCTACAGTTTGAAATGGGTGTTGCCTTGTGGCAAATGCCGCAAGAATTTGCGCAAAAATTTCCAGAAATTGCCCCTGAAAATGTCGCATATGGAGTCGCGAGCGACGTTCTCCAAATATATTTACGATCTCCACGAACTGATCAATACCATGTTGGGGAAGAAATCGGGGTTAACGTATGAAATGGTGCGAGAACGTTACGAACATTTCCGGGCGAGATGTGTGAGGGATTTGAATGTGATTCGTTTCAAAACCCGTATCTTGAATAAAACCATGAAAAAACAGTACAAAATGAACGAAAAGGGGTGTATTGAACCACTTTACGGAAAGAAAACAAAATGCGTTCTCAAAATTGTGCCCGCGGAAGAGAAATGCGAGTCCTTTCAAGAGGGATAAGCTTTTTATAGATGTCGGGCTAAGTTTTCGACAATTTTGGCGGGGACTCTCTGCGAGTATTTATCAACGCACTGGAGCAAGTCGTAGGTAAGAACTTCAAATTTATATATTCTTATTATATAAATTTGTTATATTAAGGGCAAATGAATTCACAAAATGATAAACAATTGGATTATGAATTAAAGAAACTGCCCCCCGTAAATGTTAAAAGTGCGGATGCGAATCCGGACGAAAAGAAGGTACCTTTCTGGTCAGTAAATCCCAATATTCTCTTTCAGCACGACTACATGTTGGAATTCTTTCCCGTTGAAACCATGACTTATGAACAAAAATTAAATGCCATCTCTCGCGCGGTGATTGTGTTGGGGGTTGTTGGTTTCATTTTCACACGTAGCATTCGGATTTAGGTTGTCTCGATCATTACCTTGGCGGCGATTTACATGCTCTACTCTTTTCACGACAGTAAAAAAAAGCAGTCTGAAAAAACGGATGACGCCGAAGGGTTTGCGAATCAAGCCGACGACGTTTTAAAACAATTCAATTACACCAAAAACCCGGAAGTGTTTGATAAACCCACCTCGGAGAACCCGTTTAGTAATGTCTTGATTCCGGATTACGAGTACAATCCGGACAAAAAACCCGCTCCGCCGGCGTTCAATGGCACTGTGAACGATAACATATTGGTTCAGGCCAAGAAACTGGTGAGTGAACTCAACCCGGGACAGCCGGATATTTCCGACAAGTTATTTAAAGATTTAGGAGAACAATACGTGTTTGAACAATCTTTGCGCCAATTTAATTCGAATCCGGCGACGACCATACCCAATGATCAGAAGGGATTCGCCGAATTTTGTTACGGATCCATGGTTTCATCGCGCGATGGGAACCCTTTTGCTCTGGCGCGCAACTTGCCTCGCTACAACAACTACTAATTGCGGGTTGTCGCAGAGGGTTGAGATCTGACGCTCTTTCGGGGGGTATGACAGTACATGTATTATTTGTGCGGGGTTTCCCTGAACACATATCCACACAAGAACACGCGAGAATGTCGTATAATATTCTTATAATACAATATATAACAATATTACAATATAATATCATGACATCTATGAGTGATTTTCTCTTTAATAATCTTGGTCGTATTGGTTCTGAAAACGTAGACAATACGCAACGCAATTTAGCTAACACCCGTTATGCGAATTACATGTTGGAGCCGCCCAGCAATGCCACTTTATCGGACAGTCACCTCATGTTTGCCACGCAACAGCCGAAGATCAATTTCCGCGGCGGGGGTGGCGGGGTCGGTATTCCCGGTGGTGTCATTGATAACGATTCTTTGCTCTTAATAAAGAGCGAACAACAACGTGCGTTTGAACCCCTCCAGCTCATTCAGCGCCCCTTTGCCACGGTGCCTTATTTAGGAAAAGGGTCGGTGGATCCGGTGTTGGAGGCCCAATTGCTCCAGGGTCAGGCCGTCAGTGACCGCAAAAGTTTAGCGACTGTCATGGACAAGCCATACATTGACTATGAATCGTATCCGCTGATGTCCGATGTCAAAGATCGCGTTACGAATCCGGCTTATTCCGTGGAAGAGAGCGCGTTGAGCGGCTGGACCCGCGGCGGTGCGCCCACGCGCGAAATGAACTAAGTTGTTTGACGGTTTATGTAAAATATATATTGTTTATATATAACCATATAAACAATGCCCGGTCCCATAGATCAGCTGAATCTCAACCAAACGACCGATTCTCCGATGGTTTCACTCAAACCGGCGGTCTTCAAGGGTGGCAAGCGTGCCCGCAAGAGCCGCAGCGGCAAGCGCTCTCGCAAGAACTACAAGAAGCGCCGTGGTGGGTCTGCTTCTACCATGAAGCACGGTGGCCGCAAGAACAAGTCCGGCAAGCGCAAGTAAATTTATCGGTTCTTTTAGCGGCTTTCTTCGTTTTTTAAATTAATATCGTATCAAATCAACATAAACACTGGTTTGATATTTTAATCAGCATGATACCGCCGAGATACAATGACAATGCGGGATACCGCGAGGCCTTGCGCCAATTCTTCAAGATGGACACGGACGCTATTTTAGAGAACATGCGTAAGAAATACACGGATTTCGATACGTTTGACGATGAGACACGCGATGAACTGTTGTTTGATACAGACGCGGTGGAAGCGGGCATGAATTCGGTGTTTGATAAAACCCGGGACGTTCCCATGTTTCACGAATTGTATGTGGCCGCCGCGGGTGCCATGTTGTCCGAGAATCCGGATATTGGTTTAGCCGTTTTAATGTCCTACGATTATTTCGCGGATTTTGCGGTGTCGTTGACTGCGTATTTTGAAGCGCCTGAAACACTCGGTGAGTGCGACGCTTGGTTACGGTTGCGGAATCGGCTCCTGTCCAAATAATAATATATATTATATTGTATTTGAATATGACTTCTACTCGTGATCGTAACACCCCCGGAAATTATAACATGGACAAACAGATTAGTATTTTTCCTGGACAATACCAGGGATACGTTCATTCCTCGTACGGTATCGCACCGCGCACGTACATGCCTGGTACGGGTTTGATCGGTGCGCGCATTCCCCGGTCGGAATTGTCCACGAACTCGTGTGATGTGGAATCGATGCTCTTTGGGATCGGGTCGTGTGATTTGGAAGTTGCGCGTCCCGTGATACGCCCGCAGCTTCAACACCACACCATTTTGAATATTCATGAATTGTTGCCGCTTATCATCCCTCCGCCGATTGTGACGGACATTCAGGATCAGAAACCCATGTGGCTGAACTAATTGCGGGGGACCAAGGTCCCCCCGCACGCCCCCTCCTTCCTTTATATAAGTAAGAATTAACCTGAATAAGAGAACCTACTCCCCCGCATTTTGTAGGTGACACTTCTTTTTCCTCTGGATGGGTTACGTTTGAACGATGTGTTTTTACTCGGTGGTCGTGGGGTTGACGGTATTTCGGATTTGAGGATGTAGTACTCTTCGGTGGTTTCATTTTCTTGTTCTTGTTCTTGTTCTTCCTCTTGGTCTTCCTCTTGGTCGTGCTGTTCCTCTTGTAGTGGTTGAGTGTCAGGTT